TCACCGCCAAAGACCTGGCCACCCTGGTGCGCGCTGCTGCGCTGCTGGAGGAACAGGGCGCGGCGATCGATCGGCACCTGAGCGTGTACGGCCAGACGCTGGGGGAGCTGGTGGAGACGCGGCATCAGTTGGTGAGCATCAGGGAGATGTTGACTGAGGCGTTGGAGGGGGAGGCTGTATGAAAGCACGACCGATCATCTTCAGCGCGCCGATGGTGCGGGCGATTCTGGCCGGCACGATGACGCAGACGCGGCGGGTAGTAAAGCCTGAACCAGCGGGATCGGTCACGACAATCTATCGGCCGTTCGCTAATGAGCCCAACAACTTGCACTTCTACGCCGACAACGTGGGCTTTATTCGCTGGTATGGGGGCTGCCCCTACGGCCAGCCCGGCGACCGGCTGTGGGTGCGGGAGGCATGGAAGGCGCACACGACCTTTGACCATTTGCCGCCGCGCGAGATTCCACAGAGCCATGTCTGGTACATGGCCGACGATGGCTACAAGGCCGAGTCGCGCTACCGGCAGGGCATGTTCATGCCCCGCTGGGCCAGCCGCATCACTCTTGAAGTCACCGCCGTCCGCGTGGAGCGACTGCAGGACATCAGCGAGGCGGATGCCATTGCGGAGGGCTGCACCAAGAATCACAACGGGTATTTCTGGGGCGGTCCGCACCCCGTCAGCGGCTTGAAACAGATGGCCATGGCGGGCAGCGCGTACCGCGACCTGTGGGAATCCATCAACGGCCCCGGCTCCTGGTCCACCAACCCCTGGGTCTGGGTCATCGAGTTCAAGCGGGTGACGGCATGACCCAATCCCGCCACATCAACGCCCCCCGCTTCCGCTGGACGCCTGAGCGTGAGCAGATGCTGCGCAAGCTGTACCCGGACATGCCCGCCCAGCTCGTGGCGCAGGCGCTGGGCTGCTCGCTGGGGCCTGTTTACTCCAAGGCCGCGCTGCTGGGCCTGCACAAGTCTGCCGCCTTCCTGGCCAGCCAGTTGAGCGGGCGCATTCAACGCGGCCAGCGTGACCCGCGCATGACGGCCACGCAGTTCAAGCCCGGCGTGGTGCCGCACAACAAGGGCGTGCCCGGCAGCACCGGCCTGCACCCGAACTGCCGCGCCACACAGTTCAAGCCCGGCCGCAAGGCTGAGGAGGCGCGCAACTACGTGCCGATCGGCAGCCACCGGCTCAGCAAAGACGGGTACCTGGAGCGCAAGATGACGGACGACCCCGCGCTGGTGCCCGCCAGGCGCTGGAAGCCCGTGGCCCGCATCGTGTGGGAGGCCGCGCACGGCCCCATTCCGCCCGGGCACCTGGTGGTCTTCCGGCCCGGCATGTTCAGCAACGTGCTCGAACAGATCACCGTGGACCGGCTGGAGTGCATCAGCCAGGCCGAGAACGGCCGCCGCAACGCGCCCACCGTCAGGCACCCCGAGGTGGCGCGGCTCATCCAGCTCAAGGGCGCCATCACGCGCCAGGTCAACCGCATCACCCAGCAAGACAGCCAGAAGGAACTTCGCCCATGAGCGCATCGCCCCACATCGACCAACTGCGCAGCCACCTGATGGACACCCTGGCCGCCCTGCGCGACCGCGACAACCCTATGGAGCCCGACCGCGCCCGCGCCGTCGCCCAGGTGGCCGGCGTGCTGGTGGACACCGCGAAGGTGGAGATTGACTACCTCAAGGTGACCGGCCAGGACAGCAGCAAGTTCCTCGAAACCCCGCCCGACGCCAACGTCAAGCACCTGGGCGCGGAGGGCTTGCCCAACGGCATCGTGGGGATCACGCGGCATGCGTTGAGGTGAGCACGCATGACCGAAACCCTGACCTGGATACCCGTGGCCACCAAGCCCGACGCGGATATCACAGTGCTGTGCTGGTTTGAATCGAAAGAGTGGTACAGCGGCTGGTGGGACGACGCCGCCGGCTGCTGGTTTGACGCTGCATCTGGCGCGGTGGTGGAAGGCGTGACGCATTGGGCACACGTGCAGGGGCCGCAATGAGCACCCAACTCACCCTCTCCCTAGTCCCCCGCCGCGAGCCCTCACGCCAGCGGCCGGTGCTGGAGCGCCTGCACCAGGTGCTGCGCCGCCGCGGCATCAACCCGGAATGGCGCTGGACGAGCCACACCAAGGGCTGGATCTTGCCCACGCCCTGCCTGGACGTAGGCGACCGCCTGCGCATCGGCCCCCGCCCCGAGCGGCCCGGCATCCCCGCCACCGGCGCCTGGGACACCCTGTGCGCCTGGCACATCAACGCCGCCCAGCACTGCCCCGAAGAGAACTACGGCTACAGCCACCGCCAGTTCGTCAAGCGCCAGGGCGTGACGCGGTTTGAACTACCTGAAGACGACGAAGGAGCCTTGAAGTGAGAGACAACCCGGATGACGGCAGCGGCCTGGAGCTTTTCGGCCGCCTGCTGGTAGTGCTGGCCATCGTCGGCCTGGTCGCCATGCTGGCGCTCGCAACTTGGGGGCTGTGGGCATGGATCAAGTGACCGTACCACGCGCCACGATGCAGCAGGCGCTGGAGGCGTTGGAGGGAGGCAGGGATTCGTGGCGTTTGATCGGGCCTGCAATCGACGCCCTCCGCGCCGCGCTTGAGCAGGAGCCTCTGACCATTGAGCGCCTGCGCGATGCCCTGGTGGCGTCGCGCATCATTCCGCCCGCAGCAGTCGAAGATCCAGACGGGTACGACGATGGAGTGACGCTGTTTCGCATCGACGCGCTGCACAGCCGTCTGATGCAGACAACCCCACCCACCACGACCACCCGGCCCGAGCCGAAGTGATGACCCAAGAACTCACCCACATCGAGCACCAGATCGCCGAGCTGCAGCGCCAGGCCGAGGCGCTGCGCACCACCACGGACGACCCACAACTGCCCGCCGCCTGGCGCAAGCTGGTCAAGGGCCAGGGCTGGTATCGGTACCTGCAGCTTCCGCCCGCCCAGCACGAGCTCGCCCTGATGGACGGCTGGGAGCCCCTGCACCTGCGCCAGCACCGCATGGCGGATGCCAAGGCCCGCGCCCTGGTCCGGGCGCATCAAGGGGCGGCGCTGGTGCGGGCGGTGGAGGCGCATCATGGAATCCACTGATCGAGCCCGCTCGCGCCTGATGGAGATCGCCAGGCGGCGCGGCGAGAAGATCACCGCGCGAGATGTGGCCACCGCTCACCTGGCGATTCAGGCGATTGAGCACTTGCACGATCTTGCCGCGTTCAACCTGAACACCTACAGCGACGCGCTGCGCAGCAGCGTGCACCGCGGCGTGCAGCTCGATGCTGCGCGCGCGATGCTTGAGGAGATCAAGGAGATATTGGAATGAGCCTGCTCACTCCCGCCGAACTTGCGGCGTACCTGCGCAGCAGTGAGCGCACGGTTGCGCGTATGGTGCTGGACGGGTGTCCGTCTATCCTTGTGGGCCGGCGCCGGCGTTTTGACCTGGCCGCCGTCATGGACTGGACAGGGGAGCAGGCTTCATGCCGATCAGAAAAGACACCGATGGCCGTTGGCACGCAGAGGCTTGCGTCGGCCGTCGCCGCCTTCACCGCCGCCTCGCGCCAGGTGCAAGTGCGAGCGATGCCAAGCTCCTCGAAGCTGAGCTAGTCCGGGCGCTGCACGCCCAGGCGGTGCAGCGCCAGCCGCATCTGCCGGGCGACCCGATGCTGGCCGAGCTGATGGCCGACTACGCCACCCGCCATGCGGCCACCCTGCGCAGTGCCAGCACCGCCCGGTATCACGCCTGGCGCATCGGGCGCTGGCTTGAGGGCAAGCGCGCCTCAGAAACCCGCCAGGTGGCTGCGGCCATCATCGAGGACCTGCAGGGCGTCTATGCGCCCGCCACCATCAACCGCAGTCTGGGCACGCTGAAGAAAGCGCTCAGCGATGCGTGGCAGCGCGGCCAGACTAGCGTGGACTACAGCGGCCTGGTGCGCCGCCTGGCCGAGAACAACCAGCGCACGGTGTACCTCAGCATGGAGCAGGTGCGCGCCCTGGCCGACCACGCCAGCCCCCAGGTGCGCGCGGCCATCTGGGTGGCCATGCTGACCGGCTGCAGGCGAGGGGAGGTGTGCCAGATCCTGCCCGAGCACATCGGCACGGACACGCTGCGCATTCCTGCGGGCAACACCAAGACGCTGCGATACCGCGAGGTGCCCATCGTGCCGGCGCTGCGCCCGTGGCTGGATCAGCTTCCGCTGGCCATCAGCTTTGAGGGCGTGAAGAGCGGCTTCAGGCGCGCGCGCGAGAAGGCCGGCATGCCGCACGTGCACTTCCACGACCTGCGCCACTCCTGCGCCACCGTGCTGCTGGGCCTGGGGGTGGACCTGCACGTGGTGCGCGAGATCCTGGGCCACACCTCGGTGAAAACCACCGAGCGCTACGCGCACGTGATGACGGCGCCGCAGCGCCAGGCGCTGGAAAAGCTGGGAAATCTTGCTCCGATTTACACCGAGGATTTACACCAGAAAGACAAACGGCCCCGAAGGGCCGCTGTAAGTCGTTGATTTTATTGGTGGGCGGTGCAGGGTTCGAACCTGCGACCCCTGCCGTGTGAACCCAGGTGTCTGCCACCGTCTACGAGGGTAAGTGTCTGTCAGGGAACCCTATTTTCTGGGGGTTTCTGACCAGGATTTACACCGGGATTTACACCGGGGTTTGACACCAGTGCCGCGTAGGCTTGCTGGCAGGCTTGGCCGCTCGTGGCGCGGGCATCCGCTACCGCAGCAAGCTCTCGACCAGCTGCCTCCAGCCGTCCGAGCACGTCGGCAAGCACAGTGGCGGGGCTGGGGGTTGGTGGGCTGCTGGGGGTAGGGGCGGGATCTGCGGGGGTGGGGGCGGGGCAGGCGGCAGTGGCGGCGAGCTCGTCGGCGCGGTGGCGCAGGCCGTCACCAGCAATGCGGCCAGCAGCGCGGGCAGCGTCCAGGGCGCGGGCTTGGGTTTGGGCTTCAAGGGCAATCTCCTGGTGCTTGTGGATCCATGCTTGCTCGATGCTGCGGTAGGCGGCGGCTGCGCTGGCGCTTGCGGCCACGGCCTGGGCGCGGTCTTCGGCGGCCTGGCGGCGCTGGGCTTGGATCTCGGTGCGCAGATCTGCGGCGGTGAGCTGCGCGCGCTGCAGGCGCCAGGTTTGCACGCCGGCCAGGGCCAGCGCCACCAGGATGCAAGCCAGCAGGGCGCGGGTCACGGGCGGCCTTCGCACATGGCGCGCTCGGCGGCGCGGCGCTTGGGCAGGCCGCCGCAGCGGTGGGCGGGGTCGCGGCAGTCGCGGCCCTGGAAGTAGACCCAGCGGTCAAACTCGGCGCAGGCTTGGGCGTGCTGGCCGGCGTTGTGCAGGCGCACCATGGTGCTGCGGCACACGGCATCGGCGCCCACGTTGTAGGCCAGGCTGACCAGGCTGTCGAATTCGCCTTGCGTCAGCGGCGCGGTGACGCAGCGGTGCAGCGCGGTTTCGCCTTTGCGCACTTCGCGCAGGGTGAGGGCCAGGGCCTGGGGTGGGCGGATGGTGTCGCCGATCTGCACGGGCGAGCCGTCAGGCCGCCAGGTGCTGCCGAAGCCGTAGGTGGGGCGGTCAGTGGGCAGCGGGCGGACGGCCTGGTCGGTGTAGCCTTCGTCCTGCGTCAGCGCCACCAGGCCGGCGGCGCTGAGAGTGAGGGCTGCGACCAGGATGCGGGGGTGTTTCATGCCGGGCGGGCCTGCGCGTCAGATGTGGTTGCCGCTGGGGTCCAGCAGGGCGAAGGCGGTGTCGAAGTTCATGGCTGCGCCGCGCCCGTCTGCCAGGGCAAGCCGCTGGCGGTTTGGGGCTGGAGTTGCCGGTCAATCTGCGCCTGGACGTTGGCCTCATGTGCAGCGACCAGCTCGTCGCCCATGGCGGCCTTGACCCATTCGAGCACTTGCGGCTGCGTCAGTTGGTCGTAGGGCACGAAGCCTTCTTCTGCGGGGTCTTTGGCTGGGAAGCTGATCGTGCCGTAGACGCTGCCGCTGGCCGGGCCCGCTTCTTTGGTCAGGCGCCAGTGCGCAGTCATGACCACGCCGTCAGGCAAGGAGCGGTCGAGCTGTGTGATGGTCCAGTTCATGTCACCTCTCGCTCAAGGGTTGGGTAGTAATGGCCCGCAGAATCACGATGCACACCGCGACGACACTGCCCACGATGGCATGGCCCCATGCGGGGATCGGAAGCTGAAGGACGAAGCCTTGCAGCAGTGACAGCACCGCCAGGGCGATGGAGAACTGCACCGTGCGGGAGCGCAGGGCGGAGAGGATGAGTTCGGTGTTGGTCATGCTTGCTCCAGTGCGGCCACACGGGCGCGGAGGGATTGGGTTTCCTTGATGAGCATCGGGACCAGCTTGGAGTAGTCCACGCCCCAGGTCTTTTCGACCTCTTCGCCGTCGTCGCCTTGCAGCACAGCCTGCGGGGCCACCAGCGCAAGGTCTTGGGCAATGACGCCGTAGGTGACATGCTCGTCCGGCGCGGCCTTCCAGTCGTGGCTCACGATCTCAATCGCGTCAATTACATCGCTGGCGCTGGGGGCTGCGGCGATGTTGTCCTTGAGGCGACGGTCGGAGGTGGTGTTGTAGAGAACAGCGGTGGTGCCGTTTTGCGTGATCGATCCAATTTCTACACCGCTGCGGCGGAA